CCTGGTCCCGTCGCATCTGGAACACATGGTCGAGACGAAGGTCGGGAATGAAACCCGCGTGAGCATCGCGTTTAATACTTTTCTCAAGGGACACATTGGTGTCGATGAGAACTTAACTGGACTGCAACTAGGAGAAGACTAATGGCGCACTTTGCAAAGCTTGGCCCCGGCAACGTGGTCGAACAAGTGATCGTCGTTGACAACCGAGATACATCTGATGCCGACGGCGTAGAAAAAGAGTACATCGGCGCTGCGTTCTGTGAGCGGCTGTTGGGTGGCGTTTGGAAGCAAACTAGCTACAACAACAACATTCGCAAGAACTACGCTGGTATCGGCTACACCTATGACGAGCAGCGTGATGCGTTTATCCCGCCCAAGACGTTTGCAAGTTGGGTGTTGGACGAGGCTACTTGCCAATGGAAAGCGCCGGTAGATATGCCGACTGATGGCCAGAAATACTCATGGGACGAAGCCACGACATCGTGGGTAGCACAACAAGCTGCTTGAGGTAAACCATGGACGACAAAGACTTAGCTGTTTTCAAGGCACAGGCTGCCGCCGAATTGAATCGGCTTGAGGCGCAGAGTACGGCCAAAGAGGTAGCAGGCAAGGCTATTGGCAAACATGGCCTAGCCTACATTACGTCTATTGTCGTTATTGGTGTGGTGGCAAGTGTGTTCTTGGAAGAGAACAAGATTGCTGCTGTGATGGGTCTTTTGGGTGCTGCGCTGACCGCGCTGATCTCCATGTTGAATGGTATCGCCGGCGCGACGCCCAAACAGGACAAGCCTGAGTTTGAAGTCATGAAGCAACTGATCGACAAGCTAGACAAGCTTGATCGTCAGGAAGCCCCGATGCGCGTAGACGTTGAAGACGGCAGGGTGACAGTCCGCAAGGGCGACGACATGGTTACCGCTGGGAGTAAATGATGTTGCCATTACTTGCACCGATCTTGACGCAGCTCGCGGGCGCAGGGCTACAGAAGGTGGCCGACTCTGTGCTTGAGCAGGGCTTGGATCATGTCGAGGAAAAGCTCGGCATCAAGCTGGAGCCTAACGAGAACGGTGTGCTAGATGACACCAAGCTGGCAGAGATTCAGATGGCGGCCATGAAACATGCAGAGTTCATGGCAGAACTGGATTTGAAGAACACGCAGGATGCGCGGGAGATGCAGGAAAAAGCCATGGAGAATGCTGATCCTTTGGTACGCAGGTTTGTGTACCTGTTTGCTGCGTTTTGGTCTTTGTTTGCCACGAGCTATATCGTCCTGATTACCGTTGCAGAGATCCCGGAAAAAAACATTCGGTTTGTAGATGTGGTTCTTGGCTTCATCCTTGGTACGGTGGTAGCTACCATCCTGAACTTCTTCTTTGGTTCTAGCCAGAGCAGCAAGGACAAGACCAAGGAGTTGCTGAAAAAATGAAGCTCTCGCCGAACTTCACGCTGGAGGAAATGACCGTCAGCGACTATGCGGCGCGACATGGGTTAGACAATACTCCGCAGAACGAACATCTGATGAACATGCGCCGGCTGGCGGCGTTCCTAGAATCCTTGCGGGCATTGTTGGGCAGGCCGATCAGTATTAACTCTGCTTACCGCAGTCCAGAGGTCAACACAGCAATCCGTGGGTCAAAGACAAGTCAGCACTGTCACGGTACAGCGGCAGATATTCGTGTGTCAGGAATGGTCCCAGATCAGGTAGTAAAGCGTATCATTGCTTCTACGTTGCCATTTGATCAGGTGATCCGTGAGTTCTCTGACCCGGTGCGCGGCGGCGGGTGGACGCACGTCAGCATCCCAAACACGCCAGAAGCCAAACCGAGAAAGATGGCGCTTATCATCGACAAAAAGGGTACACGCCCGTACAAGTCAGGTGGATAGAAATGCCATTACAGAAACTACAACTTCGGCCTGGTGTAAACCGCGAAGGAACGACGCTTGCCAACGAGGGCGGCTGGTTTGACTGTGACAAGATTCGCTTCCGTTCTGGCTATCCACAGAAGCTAGGCGGCTGGCAGCCGATCTCCAGCAACACCTATGATGGTACCGCACGTAGTCTGTGGAACTGGGTAACGATTCGCGGGTACAACCTTCTTGGTGTCGGCACCAGCCTTAAGTACTACATCGAAAATGGTGGTGCTTATTACAACATCACTCCGATTCGTGAGACGGCGGTTTTGACCAACCCGTTTACCACGAGCAGTGGATCCAGAATTGTTACTGTCACCGATGTTAATCATGGCGCCACCGATGGTAGCTATGTCACTTTTTCAGGTGCATCAACTGTTGGCGGTCTTGATCTGAATGGTGAGTACAGAATCACGTATGTAAACAGCAATACGTACACCATTACTGCTGCTAGCGCTGCGGCATCGACTGCCACAGGGGGCGGCACAGTTACTGCGGCCTATCAACTTAATGTTGGCCTAGAGGTGTTTGGTTACTTGACTGGATGGGGTGCTGGCTTATGGGGTGGCTTTGTTACCGGCACTCAGCAAACCACGCTGACAGCAACGTTAGATGCCTCCAACACAACGATAACTGTAGCTTCCACCACGGGCTTTTCCAACGCTACTGGCACCATCCTGATAGATCAGGAATTGGCTGTGTATTCGGGCAATACTGCCACGACATTTACGGGCGCTACACGCGGCGCGAATGGCACAATTGCCACAACGCACACCAACGGTTCAATTGTCTACAACGCCAACACTTTCTCTGGATGGGGTGATTCCGTTGCGTTTGAAACAACGCAGCGTTTGCGCTTGTGGTCAGAGGCCAACTATGGCGACTACCTAATCATCAATCCGCGAGGCGGTGCTTTGTACATGTGGATTCCCGAGTACACGATATCTGGGACTCTTACATTTAACACGCCTGCAACGATTCTTTCCAGCACCAGTAGTGGTTTGTATCAGACGGACACAAGTTGCCCGCTGGTAGCAAACAATATTCTGGTGTCTGATTCTTCACGGTTTGTGATTGCCTTTGGTGCGAATGATTACGGCGAGACAACGCAAGATCGGATGTTGATTCGTTGGTCAGATCAAGAGAACTATGCGGTCTGGGCGCCTGCCGTCACTAACCAAGCAGGCAGTTTTCGTTTGTCATCTGGCTCTGAAATCGTAGCGGCGCAGCAGACTCGTCAGGAGATATTGGTATTTACGGACGCGGCGGTGTTCTCAATGCAGTATCTTGGACCACCCTATGTCTGGGGCTTTAACATTCTGTCTGACAACATTTCAATTATCAGTCAGAACGCGGTTGCCACGGCCAACAACATCACATACTGGATGGGTGTAGACAAGTTCTATGCGTACACAGGGCGGGTAGAAACGCTTCCCTGCGCTCTGCGGCAGTATGTTTTTGGTGACATCAACTTAGAACAGAGCGAGCAGTTTTTTGCCGGCACGAATGAAGGGTACAGCGAAATTTGGTGGTATTACTGTTCTGCAAACAGCATGGTGATAGACAGGTATGTCGTCTACAACTATCTGGATCAGGTCTGGTACTACGGCACTCTTGGCCGCACGGCATGGTTAGACAGCCCGCTACGCGAGTATCCGATGGGCGCGACGTACAGCAATACTATCGTTTACCACGAGAACGGCAACGACGATGTTGAGATTAACGGCACGGTCAATCCGATCAATGCGTACATCCAGTCATCTGACTTTGATATCGGCGACGGGTATAACTTTGGATTTGTGTGGCGTATGATCCCTGACATCACGTTTGATGGGTCAAGCACGTCTGCACCAAATACGCCGGAAGTTACGTTTAGCTTACGGCCTCGGCAGAATCCTGGCTCTCCGTACGCGGCATCGGCTAATGCTACAGTGGAATCTGCGCAGAGTTATGCGACTGTCAGAAACTACACCGTGCAAGAGTTCACGGGAATTGTGTACACACGCCTACGTGGCCGGCAAATGGCGTTCAAGGTGGAGTCGAACCAGTTGGGCTGTCAGTGGCAGTTGGGTGTGCCGCGAGTTGATGTGCGTCCTGATGGGCGTAGATAATGGCCAATCTTTCTGTCACTAGCCAACTGATTGTTCCAGCGGTTCCGGCGTTGCCGATTGGTCCGGTGGAGTACAGCCGGCAGTATCAGGATCAGTTCAACAACGTCTTGAGATTGTACTTTCAGCAACTTGGTGGTGCGTTTGCTGCGTTTGTAGAAGAGGGCGGCGGCAGGTTTGGCAGTCTCCCGTGCGGGTCTTATTTTTCCAACCAAACCACGACGCTGACGGCAAACGTAGTAACCACGCTGACGCTGAACAATACAGATGCCAATGCCACGGTAGACACGTCTTTGTCGAATGGCAGTGTGCAAGTGCTTTATCCTGGGGTGTACAACTATCAGTTCAGCGCCCAGTTTGAGAACGCAGATTCACAAGAACACGATGTAGAAATATGGGCGCAAGTAAATGGAACGGATGTTTACGAATCGGCAACACAATTAACAATACCTTCTAAGCATGGCAGCCGGAATGGTGCGGCTGTAGCGGCGTGGAATTTTTTCCTTGTGGCAGAAGCCAACAGTGTGTTTGATTTGGTAGTGGCGGCTACGCACCCTGATGTAACAGTAGCGGCTATACCGGCTTCATCCAGCCCGTTTGTTCGGCCTTCTATACCGTCGCTAATTACCACGGTGACGTTTGTTTCACGGTTGCCCACATGATACGATTGACAAAATTTTGTAAGGATGTGCTATGAGCCTCCATAACTTAGCCCACCACCTCCAGAGCGCTGGTCGCAACGGAGATTCCGTGCTTGTCCACATGTCTCCTAACGAGGTCAAGGGCTTACAAGCACTGGCCATGGCGCACGGCGGTAGTCTGACTATCAACCCCAAGACGGGGCTGCCAGAAGCGTTCTTCCTTGCGGCCATCCTGCCAACGATTGCAGGTATTGGTTTGAAAGCAGCCGGCATGACCGCATTGCAAGCGGCTTTGACTGTAGGCGCAGCCGGCACGTTAGCCACTGGCAGCTTGGGCAAAGGCTTGATGATGGGCTTGGGTGCGTACGGCGGCGCAGGGCTTGGAGAAGCGCTAGCAGGCGGCGCAGCGGCAGGAGCGGCGGCAGCAGGAGCGGGTACCGGCAGCACTGCGGCAAGTTTGACGCAAGGATTATCACAGCCACAATTAGCGGCAGCATTTGGTCGCCCTGATTTGGCGGCAGCAACATTTACTCCGGGTACTGGTCAAACACTTCTTGGGCAAGCCGCGTTGAATCCAGGTACGACAGCGTCTTTAGATGCACTCAAGGCAACTCTTGGATCTAAAGCAGACTTTGCCGGCATGATTCAAGGAGTGCCAGGCGTAACAACACCAACTCCTTTTGCGCCACCTATTGATGTAGCCAAGACCGCAGAAAGATTGGCTATAGAACGCGCATCAAATCCAGCATATTTGTCTTCCGCTGCAAAGCCTTCCTCGTCAGGACTGTTTGGCGTAGATGGCGCTCAGTTCAAAGAAAACTTGGCGTCTATGGGACGAGGATTCAAAGATGTTACAGAAAGCCCAGAAAAACTTTTTCAGTTTGTGAAAGACAATCCGTACGAGGTAGCAAGCGCGGCTTCTTCTATTTACTCTGGGATGCAGGGAGATCGAAAAATGCCAGAACGCAAAAAAGGCGAGCCTATAGAAATTATGGAATATGAATACGACTACCCCATAGGCGTTCCCGGCGGTAGAACTTCTGAGCGCAATTACTTTCCGAACGCTCGATTCACGCCGACAGGCAGGTTCTATAGCGCAGCTGGCGGTGGTTTGATGTCATTGGCAAACGGTGGCACGGTAGAGGAAATGTCACGGCTGAATGCTGTCGGTGCAAACACGATGTACCCGATGGCAAACCAGATGTCGCAGCGTTACGCAACACCTGCACAACGGCCTATATCTGAGAATGTGATTCGTCCTGCCGGCGGGGCAAACATAGATCCGTACACAGGCGAACAAAGATTTGCTGATGGTGGTGGAATTGAAGATCAGCTGACCAAGATATATGGCGACGTGTTGCAACGTGCGCCGGACTACGAAGGCTTGCAGTCATGGAAACAGCAGTTTGGCTCTTCGCTTGACCCAAATGAAATTGGATTATTTGTAAACCAAGCGAACCAAGAGCTGGCTTCTAGAGGCTTGCCAGCGTTTTCAGGGACATGGACATATAACGCGCCTGATGCAGACAAAGCAGCAGCAGATAAAACAACCACCAACCAAGCAAATCAGTACGTGGGTGGCATTATGGGAAATCAAGCTGCAACTAGCCAAGGCGCAAACAATCAAGAATCCGAAACTCCATCGCCATTCAAAGACTTCACATTTGGATACGATCCGGCAACTGGAAGCTTTGCCAAGCCTGGGGATAGGATGCCACAGGGATATGCAACGCCAACTCAGGTGGCAGACATCTATGAACGGGTGTTAGGACGAGTGCCAGATATTGGCGGCTTGAGTTTCTACGCGCAGCAACAGAAAATGACGCCGCAGATGCTTGAAGCACAATTGCAAGCATCGCCTGAATACTTTACCAATTTAACAAAACCTCTTGTTCCCGAGATTACATACGGGCCGACTGGCCTAGCTTCTATCTCTGGTGCGCCTGCGTATAACGCTCCGCAGTACGGGTATCCGATGCCGGTGGTTCCAAATGTGCCGGCACCGTTTACACAAGTGTTGACCAAACCATCGGGCGGCACTACCACTGGCGTCACGGGCGGCACAACTGGAGGCACAACTGGCGGAACAACTGGCGGCACAACTGGTGCGCTTGCAAACAATGCGGCTTCCGAAATTGAAAATCTGTACAGATCTTACTTGGAGCGTCCTTCTGATCGAGGCGGTTTTGATTACTGGATGAGTACTATTGGTGCAGATGGAGTCATCACGCCAGATGAAGTGAATAAGTGGAAGGCTGCCGCAGACCAAGAGTTGAAGATGCGTGGTACCACAACTGGAACCACGACCGGTACCACCACTGGTACTACCACCGGTACTACAACTGGCACCAAGACTGACACTGGTACTACCACTGGTACTACCACCGGTACTACAACTGGCACAACGGAAGATGGTGTGTACACCCCTGTATCAAAAACAGGCCAGCCGTTACGTGCAGCACAAGTTCAACTAAAGAATTTGTACAAACAGGTTCTTGGTAGAACGCCAGACACCCCTGGTCTTGATTACTGGATGAAGACTATTGGCGCGGACAACATAATTACGAAGGCCGAGAAAGAACAGTTCCGTCAAGCAGCGCTGCCTGAAATTGAAAAAATGAAGGGTCAGCCTAAACCTAAGACCGCCGCTCAATTGCGCATAGAAAAAGCGCGCGCCGAGGCGGCTGCTAGAAGGGCGCCAAAACTAGCGGCCAAGGCAGAAGCCAAGAGGGAAAGAGAAGCGGCAAGAATAGCTAAAGCAAATGCAAAGGTTGCAGCTGCTATGGCGGGACGAAAGATGGCTGCTGGCGGCATTGCTGATCTTGGTGGTTATTCTGATGGTGGCAGACTGTTGAAAGGACCTGGAGATGGAGTATCTGATTCTATCCCTGCTGTCATTGGCAACCGGCAGCCTGCTCGTCTTGCTGATGGTGAGTTTGTGATCCCTGCTCGTATCGTGTCAGAGCTTGGCAACGGATCTACTGATGCTGGCGCTCGCAAGCTGTACGCGATGATGGACAGAATCCAACGCGCCCGCAAGAAGTCGGTAGGCAAGCAGAAGGTAGCGGTTAACTCTAGAGCAGAGAAGTACCTGCCTGCATGAATACACCAGAATTCAACAGGCTAGACAAGTACGTGCCGCTTTTCAATGAGTGGCTACTTGGTGATGCAAGTGCTGTTCAGTTTGTAGTGCGGGTCTTCCGGGCGTTACACGTTTGGGATGACTTGGTAGATCGTGACAAGCCAATCACAGATGACGAAATCAACTCGGTTTTCTGGGACTTGTTGGTTGTTTTACCAACGGATCCGTTTTACACCAAGAACATTGTGTTGCTGAATAGCACGTTGGTAAATGCGATCATCAATTGGCATATTGCAAACAAGCTAGAGCGTGAAGGTGATGACAAGGACAAATCAATAGCGTTCATCTTGCGTGGTGCATACATAGATCTTTTGTCTGCGTCGGCTTTTGTGGTTGGCGGAATGGATTGGATGAATGTGGTTGGCCCTGCGATCCGGCGTTGGGCGCACGAAGAAACTTTTGATCAGTACGTGGAAAATTTGAGAATAGAATGCGAGGCAAGAGATGCTAATACCAAACAAATTTAACGGCTACTCTGCCGATGGTATTCGTCTGTACAACTGTGATGGTGGTGGTGGTGGTGGTGGTGAGACTCCAAGTGCAGTCACGCAGACATCTCTATCGTACGCGCCGGAAGTCCAGCCTATCGTCAACGCGGTGCTTGGCGGTTCTGCGGCACTAGCCCAGCAGCCCTACCAAACGTATCAGTACAACCGCTTGGCTGGGTTTGACCCTATGCAGCTGCAAGCGCAGCAGGCAACGGCCAACCTTGCGGTATCCCCGTATGTGAATCCATCTGCACAATTTGCTGGTGGTGTTGCACAGGCTGGCTTGGGCGCTGCCTATAACCCATCTACCCTCGCAGGGCCATCGTTTGCCAATCCGTATGTAGCGAGTAGGTATATGTCTCCCTACATGCAGAATGTGGTGGACATTCAAAAGAGAGAAGCGCAACGTCAAGCTGATATTGCAGGGACGCAGCGTGGTGCAGAAGCCGTACGCGCCGGAGCATTTGGCGGTTCACGTCAGGCCATCATGGAAGCAGAAGCCCAGCGCAATCTTGCGCAGCAGATGGGTGACATACAGGCACGAGGATCACAAGCCGCTTACGAGCAGGCAGCACAGCAGTTCCAAGCAGAGCAGGCGCGTCGTTTACAGGCATCGCAAATTGGCTTGCAGTCGGCGTTGCAGGGTGCGCAACAGCTAGGTCAGTTGGGTCAACTACAGTTTGGTCAAGCCAAGGACATTATTGGTTTGCAGGCCTCAGCTGGCGCGGAGCGTCAGGCGTTGCAGCAGAAGAAGTTGGAGCAGGATTACCAAGATTTCTTGGCGCAAAAGCAGTTTCCATATCAGCAGGCGCAGTTCATCATGGAGATGGCGCGTGGTATGCCCATGCAATCAACCAAAGAGATTTACGAAGCACCTCCATCGATTGCTGGACAGTTAGGCGGTCTTGCGGCTATCTATGCTGGCACACGAGCAAATCAAGGGCTGCCCATCTTTGGCGCCAAAGGCGGCCTGATGGAGCTAGGCTTGCACAACTTGAAGGACTGAGAACATGGCTATCCCCGGCATTCAAGAGATACAGAAGCTGGCAACCAGCTACAGCAAAGAACAGTTGCGGCGAATGGCGCAGAGGGGTCTTATAGATCCCACCAAGGCCGTGATGGCCGGGATGATGATTGACCGCATCCAGAAGCAAAACATGCAGCCGCCGCCGCAGACAGTGGCAGATGAAGTATTAGGCACAGCTCCTGCACCACAACCCATGCCACAGCAGGCAGGTATGACGGCGCTACCTTCAGGCTTGCCAGAAGAAATGGCAGGTGGCGGGATAGTTGCGTTTGCAGATGGCGGGGACATAGATGACTACGCTGACGGCGGTGTTGTTGGATATGCCAAGGGTGATCTTGTTGACTTCCGCAACGATCCAGAAAGATTTGTATCACCAGCCACGCAGCGTGAGCGTGATCGTTTGAGTATTCCGTATCTCATGGATGATCTCAACTACGCCCGCAGAACAGGCGATCCCAAGCTGATTGCCGCGGCAGAGCGTCAAGTTCGTCAGCGTGTAGGTCCGAAAGCAGACTTGGGCGGTCTCTATGCTTTGTTCCCATCCGCAGCTGCGGGTGAATTAGACAGAATGGGCATGGATAGATCTACACGTACAGGGTACGTGGAAGATCCGCTCCTGCGTGGTGCAGAGATGCGTGGCGGAGAGAAATCACCTGTACGTGAAATTCCTTCTGTGGCGCCACCTCCTGCTCCGGCACCGAAACCAGAGGCAAAGAAACAAGAGCCGAAGAAATTCGATGTTCAGCCGGCAGAGGAAAAGCCAGCAGAGAAGCCTGTGGCAGAGCAAGAGATTAAAGAGCCAGAACAGTTTGCTGCTGAACAGCTAGAAGTTCCGGCCAAGCCCGAGTTTTCTGAGCAGTACGGCAAGGTACGAGAGGCTTACAAAGAAGCTGGCGTAAACGTGGACTTGTATAACGATCTTCGTAAACAGCTCAAAGACAAGAAGGTTAGCGTTGGTGAAAGGCGTAATGCCGCTTTAGGCCATGCCATGATGGCGTTCGGCTTTGAAATGCTGGGCGCTCGTCGCGGGCAGGAATTTGCTCGTATGAGTCAGGCTGGGCAGAAAGCCTTGTACCAGTACATGGGCAGCATGGACAAGATTGCTGAGAACGAAGAGCGGCTAGAAGCGCTTGACCGTCAGGTTCAGCTAGCAGAGCAGCAGTTCAAGATGACTGGTGCTGATTCTGCTATGCGCCGCATGGAGAAGCTTGAGGATCAGAGAACAGCGATCATCGGCAAGAATGCTGAACTTGCGCAGGATGCCAACAAGGTGCGCGCTCAAGTGGGCGCAGATATCTATCGCACCAATAAGACATTCCAAGCAAACATGCAAGCGTCTGCTGCGAGAATTGCCGTGGCTCTTGGCGCTAACCGTGGCGGGTTTACAGACAAGCAGTTGGTAGATCTTCGTGCGCAAGTAGAAATGCAGTATGGTCCGGCTCTGCGTGAGAAGTACAAAGATCGTGGCAGCAAGGATCAGATAGAGGCAATCGTTCAGCGCGAGCTTGACCAGAAGGTTTTAGATGAAGTCGGCAAGGCTCGCAACATCCGTCAGTCTGGCAACATTCCTGTGCCATCTTCTGGCGGTTGGTCAGTTCAAGGTGGTATGGACTAATGGCTAAGTACACGGTCACCTCTCCTGAAGGCAAGCGCTACGTAGTCACCGGCCCTGAAGGCGCTAGCCAACAGGAGGTGCTGCAAGCCGTGTTCGATCAGCTTGGCATCAAGGCGCCTGAGCCAGAGCGCCCAGACCGTACGCTCACACAGGAAGTTACCGCAGGCTTTCGGCGTAGCAAGGAGCGGCTCAAGTCTACGGTGGGTGATGTTGCTCCAGCCATGTTCTACAGTTTTTTTGGCATGGACGAAGAAGCCAAGAAGCAGATGGCAGAAGCTGCGGAGACAGAGCGTCAGATCGCAGAGTACAACCCGCCTTCCTATCGGTCGTTCAGAGAGATTGAAGGGCCACGGTCAGCCTTGGGTTATGCGGCAGAGACGTTAGGCGAAGTAGGCCCTGACGTTTTGGCATCTCTAATACCCGGTGGTGTAGGTGGTGTTGCTGCGCGGCGTATTGGTACTGCTGGCCTGCGTGAACTTGGTGCTGCCGGTGCAGAGCAGATAGCTCGCCGCGGTGCTGTTGGAGAAGCGGCTGGTGTGTACCTTGGCAGCTACGCCCAGAACGCCCCAGAGATCTTCCAGAACATCTACCAAGAGACAGGGCAGCTAGAGCCTGGTGCTGCTGCGCTATTTGGTTCTGTGAATGCTGCGCTCGATTCCGTACTGCCTGCATCTATCCTGCGCTCGATGTCTGCACCTGTACGCGTTGGCGTGGTGGAGAAGATCCTTGAGCGCTCGGGTATGGAGCCAAGCCTGCTGCGGAAAGTGGCAGCACAGGTTCCCGGCCACGCTTTGCGAGAGGGGCTGACAGAAGGCGCGCAGGAGGCAATCAGTCTCACGGCAGAAGACTTTGTCAGCAACACCGAGCGCATCTGGGGCAGTAAAGAATTTGATCGTATCGTTGATGCCACGCTCAGAGGGTCGATTGCTGGTGGTGCGTTTGGTGTACCCGGCTCTGTGGTTGAGCGTGTGCGTGAGCGGGCAGCCGAGCCAGCGGTCAGATCAGAAGAGATCGCCGCAGCAGAAGAGCAGCTAGCGCGCGAGATCCCGCCGCCGGCAGAACCTGAGATGGTCAAGCTATCTCGTGAGGATCTGTTGCAGACAGGATTGAAGCCGCAGTCAGGCTATCTCCGGCAGCTAGTCGACAAAGACTTGAGCATCCCAGAAGATGCTACGCAGGTAGAGGCCACTCTTGCCAAGATGCGGCAGAATCCGAAGATGGATCCTGAAGTGCTGGCTGCGGTAGAGAATGTTATTGAGGCATACCGGACACCAGCAGAGCAGGTTACAGAAGAAGCTCCCACGCCTGCGCTGTTTAGTGCCGAGCGGAAGAAAACCAAAGAACGCATCCCAGAGCTGGAGACACTAGCTCAAGGTGTTGTTGAGGGTAGAGTTACCAAAGAGCAATACGACGAAGGTGTCAAAGCTTTCAAACCTGTCACTCCGTATGAAGAAATTCCTGCGCCGGCTTCCTCTGCTGATCTGGAAAGATCGCTGTCTACGGATAAGCGTGAGCGCATTTATGCCCCGCGGGAAGAGTTAGAAGAGGGCTATCCTGTCGGTCTGCGGCTGGACATCCCTGCTTACACCAATCATGGTGTGTGGGCTATCTCTGTCCATGAGCAGCAGAAGAACTTTAACGCCGGCAAGTCTATTGGTTACGACTCTGTAGCGGCAATTACGGAGCCAAGCTTTGGAGCCGTAGAGAAGGCTGCATTATCTATCGCTGCGGGCAAGGCCAAGTCTACGATTGCGGTGGTCAAGGGCAAGTGGAAGCCAATCACAGAGAAGGAAGCTGTTGCGCAATCCAAGGCTGCGTTGAAGGACAAGAGCTGGGCGCAGGTGGGCATGGATCCCACGCGGCATTCTTACTTCTACGATCGTGCGACTGGCGAGCCTGTAGTTTCGGGCGACGAAGCCATCATGGTGGGTCCGCTGGTACTGGTAAAGAATCCGGTATACGCACCTAAAGATCAGTTCTTGTTCAGCAGTTCTCCGTTGGTAAATGCGCCGCCTGATGAGCGGGGCATGACGCGAGATGCGGTAGAGCAAGTGGTGCAGACTATCAAGCCAACCTGGACGAACGCACCTGCGCATGAAACTTTGCAGAGTGTCAGTGATCTGCCCCAAGCTTTACGTGAGCAGGCAGAGCGGGATGGTGTAAATCCGCGTGGTGTGTACGACCCAGATAGTCAGGTGGTGTACCTGATTGCAGACAACATCTCAGATAAAACACAAGCCGCCATCACGTTAGCTCACGAAGCGCTTGGCCACTTCGGCCTGCGTGTGGTGTTGGGCAAGAACTTCAACAAGATGATGGACGATCTGTATCGGTCGAACAAGATGGTTCGTGACCGTGCAGACGAGAAGATTGATGACGGGATGGACAAGCGCACCGCCGTGGAGGAGGTGCTGTCAGAGATGGCGCAGGAGGTGTACGACGTCCGAGTGCCGAGAAGCAAGAACAAGCAATCTGCTTTGCAGAAGGTCATCAATGCGATCCGCCAGTTCTTGCGTGACTTAGGTGTGCCGCTGCGGGAGATTACAGACCAAGAGGTTATTGGCTTAATTGCCAACGCACGCGCGGCTGTGGTGAAAGGGCCGGTCAAGGCTGCTATGCCCGCCAAGGAGCAGGCGAAATACAGCACTCGTGCAAGAGGCATCTTTGACAGCTTGAACGATCAGGTCAAGAACTTGCCGGGCATGGACTCCAAGCTGGCAGACGACTTCCAGAATGCTATGTCTAACGTGCCGGACAAGGTGCGTAGCGCAGCGCTGGGCTTCCTGACCATGCCGCAGATAGAAGAAGTCTACGGCACACGGTTGCCGTCCTTGAAGAAGCTGGTGCGTTCGCTGGAGTCTCGTGCTTCTGACATGATGAATCGCCGCCAGCACATCTCCAAGAACATTCAGGACTGGTACAAGATTGCCAACAAGCACAAGGCTGTGCTGCCCCGCTTCTTTGCGATTGCTAACCGCACCACGTTGGATCAAATTGATGTGTTGGATCCTGCGATGGCAGAGAACCCGCTGACCAAAGAGTTTAAGAAGTTGCCGGCTGACTTGCAGAAGGTATACAAGCAGCTGCGCGAGGACTACAAGCACTCGTCCGATGAGTACATGGATCTGCTGTTGTCCAACCTGAAGCAGAGCAAGGCCTCTGAACTCAGGCTGAAGATGGAAGCAAAGCGGCTGAAGGTGTACCTGCCGCTGTTCCGTATGGGCGACTACTGGGTGTCGTACAACGACGAGAACGGTGAGCGCGTGTCCATGGCATTTGAGAGTGTCCGCGAGGCCAAGCAGGCTGCGGAGAAGGCTCGTGCCGGTGGTATGGAAGATGTGAAAGAGTTCACCCGTCTACAGCAGATCAGCTACCGCTCTGCCCCGCCTACCGGCTTTATGGGGTCTGTGGTCAAGCAGCTGGAGAAGCAGGACGTCAAGCCTGAAGTCATCGACAGCATCTACCAGACCTATCTATCCCTGTTCCCAGCGCAGTCTGTGCGTCAGCAGTTCCGCAAGCGCGAGGGCAGGCTGGGCTTCCGCGAAGACGTGTTCCAGGTGTACGCCAATGTAGCTACACGCATGGCCAACCAGCTGGCCAACATGAAGAATGCGAACCAGCTCGAGGAAGCAGTGACTGGTGTGCGTGAGGAGTTCGAGCAGAACCCAACCATGGAGCTGCGTGATGTCGTGGACAACATGCAGAAGCAGCTGGACTTCATCCGCAACCCTGTGAACGGCGACATCGTCAACAAGGCTAGCTACTTCAGCTACATGTGGTTCATTGCCGGTAACGTATCCAGCGCGCTTGTCAACCTGACTCAAATGCCGATTGTGGTCTACCCGCTTTTGGGCGGTAAGTATGGCTTTGGCAGGGCAGCAGATGCCATGCGCCAAGCAACAGCCACGTACTGGAAAGGCGGCAAGGATAACAACAGCGAGTTCCTGCCTGACTGGACGTTCGGCGCCAAGGCCAAGGGTGAGTTGAAGCAGCTGTATGACGTGGCAGTTCAGCGTCAGGCTATCCGCCGGTCAACTGGCTACGAGATTACAGAAGCCCGTAAGGCAAAGGTAGAAGACTTCACCGGTCGCAGAGCGCAGATAGAACACGGCCTTGGCTGGATCTTCCAGAACTCTGAACGTGCCAACCGTGAGATCACACTGATTGCTGCATACAACCTTGCCCGCGAAGGTGTAAAGGGCAGGCCGGGCATGTCGGTAGAGAGCGCTATTGAAGAGGCGCTGCGAGTGGTGAACGATGCACACGGTGCTTCTCTGGCAGAGATTGGTCCACGGTTCTTCCAGCAAGGTATCGGCAAGGTAGCCTTTACCTTCAAGCGGTTTGCACAGGCACAGATCTACCTGCTGGGCAGGCTGTTCCATCAGGCTTTCAGAAATGCCGACAAGGAGACCAGAGACATCGCTCGCAAGCAGATTCTTGGTATTGCAGGCACGTCCTACTTGTTTGCTGGTATCCAAGGTATGCCGCTGTACGGCGCAGTCTCTTTGCTTGCCAACATGTTTGCCGACGATGATGACGAGCCGTTCGACATGGACGCAACTGTCCGAGCAGCGTTCGGTGACATCGGATACAAAGGGCCTATCAACGCTCTGCTGTCGGTGGATATTGCAAGCCGTACCGGTTTTAACGGTTTGCTGTGGCGTGATGATCCCAAGCGATTGGCAGAGATAGGGCCGACGCTGTACGCCATTGAGCAAGCTGCGGGTCCAGCCTACGGCGCATTCAGAAATGCAGAGCGTGGCCTAAAGCTGGTACAGGAAGGTGAGTGGCAGCGTGGCATGGAAGCGCTTACGCCAAGCTTTGTGCGTAACGGATTGAAAGCTTTCCGTCTGGGTACAGAAGGCGCCATGACCAAGGATGGCATACCGATTACTGATGACATCGGCGCGTACAACACGTTCATGCAGATCTTCGGATTCAATCCTGCGCAGCTAGCAGAAGCCCAGGCTCGAGCTGGTGCAGAGAAGCGGGCAGAGCGCGCCATCATGGATCGCCGATCAGCATTGATGGAGAAAGCTTATATGGCGCGGCAAGAGGGTGATACCGACGGCCTGTCTGACATCATGGAAGCCATCGGTAAATTTAACGAGAAGAACCCAGAAGTATCAATCACCTCCAAGGGTCTGCGCATGTCGTTCATCCAACGGCAGCGGCAGATTGCTCAGAGTGTGGATGGTGTGTATCTGAATCCCAAGCTACGCGGTCGACTGATGGAGACGTACGGCGGCGGAGACGAGGACTAACCCTTCTGATGGCGCTCAATAGTCATGGCCATCAGATCCCACTCGGTGAGCTTGTACCGTGTATAAAAGCCTCTGCTACCTAGTCCGTGGTAGCCAGAAGATCCCTGATGGTGTTCAGGGCAAAGGGGTATCACCAGCCAGTCAGAAGCCCGCTGCGCCCCGCCGACGGCGTCACGAGGATGATGCAGGTGAGCAGGCGTGTGACCGTTCCCAAGATGGTGGCAAAGCACACAACCTAGCTCGGCTACTTCGTTCATATACTGTTTAACTGTCTTCATTCTTCCTCTTGCGCGGGCGATAGTGCTGCTCCCATACCTCTTGCGGGATTTCTATAGACTGGAACCGATGATTACAGCCACGGCATACCCGCTGCCTCTGCACGAAGTCAAAGGTTCTGGATACGTCCTGAAATTTACGGGTGTCTATTACCTGCGTAGGTTTATCACACGTCGGACACCACATTTTTAGGCCTTGTCTTCTGATAGCAATCGTTGCACAACCATTGTCTTCTGCCGTGTTTGATCTTGAAATAACCGCCGGGAAAGCGTCGGAAGCTGGCGCAGCTAGCGCACCAGCGGGTCTGTGTCAGGTTCACTTTAGTATCTTGTCTGCTTCTTCAAAGATGGATTCAAGGGATGTCAGCGTTGGCCTGTAGCCCAGTGTGTACGC